ACAGGATTAAAATGGGCATTGGCTGCGGCTGGTGCAACAGGTGGTGGTACAGACCAAGTGTTTTATGAAAACGCTAGAGTCATGACTACCAACTACACCATAACTTCTAGCAAATCAGCTAGTACTGTGGGACCATTAACTATTAATAGTGGTGTAACATTAACCATACCAAGTGGAGAGAGGTTAGTCATCTTATGACATGTAAAATAAATGCAGATACCAGCGATGGTTTAAAGTTTGTTTCTGATACCAGTGGTATTGTAGAAATACAAGCTAACGGTACAAAAAGTAACAACATATCTTTTACAGGTAGAATTGTACAAACAGTTAATGCTTTATTTGCAGATGTTGCTACAAGCACAACAACTTTTGCTACTTTTGATGCTATACCAGATAATAGTCAAGGTGCTGAATTTATGACTTTAGCTATTACTCCAACTCATGCTTCTAATAAATTGTTCATACAAATTATAGCTCAAATGGCTCATTCAAGTACTACTGCTGCTATGCAGAGTGGTTTGTATCAAGACTCTATTTCAAATGCTTTGGCTGCAGGGAGGTCTGCAAAAAATGCTGGTGCTAATACTGAATCTGTATTTGTACTTAATCATTTTATGACGGCAGGTACAACAAGTGCGACAACATTTAAATTTAGAGGAGGTGCTGTTAATTCAGGCACAACTACTTTTAATGGTCGTAGTGGTGCTGTTATTTTTGGTGCTGCACCTAAATCATCTATAACCATACAAGAGATTGAGGTGTAATATGGATACAAAAATACATTACGACATAGCATCAGCAATATTAGCAATAGACGCAAACGCTAAAGTAAAAGTAAACAA